ACCCCCCAGAACGTCCCCCCGAGCGGCGTTGTAATACTGAGTGAGGTTACCCTGAGCCGCTGTGTTGCCGGTCTGGAGCGCGGCGATTGCCTGGGGAGTCATGGCGTTGATCGAATTGATGGCGTTCCCATATCCCGCCGCTGATTGCTGACCACCGTAAGCGGTTCCGAGCGCTCCTATTCCCGTTCCGAGCAACGACATTCCCAGGGGTGTTTTGATGAAGTCGACGACGCTCATCCCCGCCTGAGCCGCTCCGTTCATTACTGCATCCATGCCGATTGTGGGGGCCGTTCCGGTATAACCCGCGCCAAACGGCATATCAATGCTTCCCCCAAGCGCACCCAATCCCGCCGCACCACCCGCGCCCGTTCCATACACTCCAAGACCCGCGCCCTCAAGTCCGGTGTAACCTCCCGCGCCGTAGGCGAGCGACCCCGCGCCGGTAAACGGTGCCGCTCCCGTTCCCGCCGCTCCCGCTCCCGCCGCTCCCGCTCCCGCTCCCGATCCCGATCCCGCGCCACCAGCGAGTGCAGCCCCACCGCTTGCCGCCGCTATGAGGGCAAACGGCATCGCCCATCCATAGTTGTCCATGAACCCGCCGACACCCCTGTTAGGTGCTTGCGTTTCCCAAGGGAACTGATCGCCCGAGTATCCTTGCGCTTGTATGCCTGTCGGCATTTGCGCCCCTGCGTCACCACCGGGGTACATCGCTTGCAACTGACTCAGCGTTAACCATTGCTGAGAGGTCGGGTCGTATCGTGGAACATTGTCCATTCCCGATGTACCCGTATTCGGTGCGTTGGGTTGCCATACCGGAATCCCGGTTTGCGAGTAGTTGATGCTCCCAGAACCGGCATTGCTCAACATATTCTCCGCGAGTGCTTGCGGTCCCTGATTGATATCAAAGGAGTACGGAGTCTGAATCGGTGGTCCGTTTGGATTGTTTGGGTCACGCATCGTCATCGTCTGGTTCCACATCTGCAAATTCGGATTTGTTGCCGGCTGGACATTCCCCGACCCGAAGTTGGGTGAGGGCGCGTTGGTTGCCCCTCCATAGATTCGTTGAAGGTCCGTCAAAGACATCCCGCCACCGAAACCCGCTTCTCCGGGCATTGCGTAAGGATTCGGCGCTTGCGTTTGCATCATCGCGTTCAATTCGATTGTCCCCGTGGTAGGATCGTACAACTGAGATCCATCGGGGGAGATGAAGTAAGTTCCGGTCGGTTGCGTCCATCCTGCCGGTGGGGGCATTTCGTCCTCCTACAACGCTTTCAGCGCGTTGATGAATTGTTGCTTGGTGATCTCTGCTTTCCCTTCCAGTACCCGAATTCGATTTTCATGGAGGAACAGAACTTTCCCCACCACCTTAATTGATAGTTCATGGGCTTCTCTGGTGTCATCGTTGTCGGTTTCCGCTTGAGTCTTTGCCCTCACGGTGACGACTCCACCGACAAGCGTGATTCGGTTGGTTGCTATACCCACCGTTTCCGGCGGTTCATTAACTTCCACCGAATTCGGTATGTCGTAAACCGAAACGTCATCAATCTTCTGCACACATTGACCGCTCACGAAAACCAACTTCATCGCATCCTCCTACTGCATAGCAAACGTCTGGAGCGTACAGGTCGTATCCGGTGCGGCGTCTGTGGTGCAAAAGATTATCCAACTTCCCACACCTAACGACAACCCCACCGTGACGATAGGACCTCCATCGGCAAGCAGCCGCACATTGACGGTGCGATTGCCAGATACCACTCTGTAATACCGCCAGCCAGAAAATAGGGATCCAAGATCCGATACACCGTACCCGTCGATTGTCATGCTTGGGGTTGAGCCGCCCATCCATGCAGATCCCGAACCCACAACCATACTGGCACCTTCAAAGGTCTGACGATCAATGTTCCCGGTGCCATCGGCGTTAAGATAAGTCGTTCCGCTGTTAAGGGAGAAAAACTTACTGGACCCGGTTGCGTCCATGTTCACATAAGACGTATAGTTGCTGTTGTAGAGAATCCCCGCCGTGATCGTCCCGATGTTGGCGGTGATGGCGGACAATGAACTTACATTCATCTTGTCTGCCGTGATCGTACCGCCGGCGATTTGTGTCGCGGTGATGGTTCCAGAGGCGATCTTTGCGGCGGTGATGGTACTCCCTGCAATCTCGTTCGCGGTGATAGTGCCGGAGGCGATCTGTGTTGCGGTGATGGTTCCGCTTTGGATCTGAGCGGCGGTCACAACTCCCGACGCTATGGTTCCGGATGTTACGGCGTTTGCGGACAGGTGACCCGCAACGATGGCGCCAGCGGCGATGTTACTTGCCTGAATCCTGTTTGCCTCCACCCCCCCCGAATAGATGTTCGACGCCGTGACCGTTCCACCGGCGATCTGCGTTCCGGTGATCGTGCCGGATTGAATGTTCCCGGCGGTGATCGTTCCGCCAGAGATGCGGTCCCCGGTAATCGTACCGGAAGCAATGTTTCCCGCGGTGATCGTGCCGGAAGCGATCTGCGCGGAGGTGATCGTGGATCCCTGAATGTTCGCCGCTGTGATGGTTGTTCCCGCGATCCTTGCTCCGGTGATCGTAGAGGCGGCAATGTTCGATCCCGTGATGGTGGAAGCGGCAATCTCCGTAGCAGTGATGACGCCAGCGGCGATGTTCCCGGCCTGAATTCGTGAGGATTGAGTCAACCCGGAATACAGTTGCGTGGTGGTGATCGTGCCGGTGGCGATCTGCGAAGCGGTGATCGTTCCGGCGGCGATCTGGGTTGCTGTGATTGTACCGCTTGCGATTTGCGAAGCGGTGATGGTGGATCCCTGAATGTTTGTGGCCGTGATTGTACCGGACGCGATTCTTGATCCGGTGATCGTCGATCCTGCGATTTCGTTCGCGGTGATCGTTCCTGTTGCGATATCCGAAGCCACAATCGTACCAGCGGCGATGGCGGCGGATGTCACGGAATTCGCGGCCAGGTGGGTTGTGGCAATAACCCCCGCCGCGATATTGTTCGCCTGGATGCGGTCGGATTCGGTCACCCCCGAATAGATGTTCGACGCCCTGACCGTACTACCAGCGATCTGCGTTCCGGTGATTGTGCCGGCCACGATGTTTCCCGCGGCGATTGTCGTCGCGGCAATCTGGGTCCCGGTGATCGTTCCCGCGGCGATGTTTCCCGCGGTGATCGTGGTTCCCGCAATCCGGTCGCCCGTGATCGTGCCGGTGGCAATTTCATTCGCCGTGATGGTGCCGGTCACCAGTTTGCCGGCGGCGATCGTGTTCGCGGCGATCAGCCCGCCCGTGATGGTGAGCGCGGCGATGTTCGTTCCCACGATGGTTCCCGCAAGAATCTTCGGTGAAGTGACTGCTTCGTTGGTGATCTGGGTGGTGGTGATCGAACCGGATAGGTCCGTTGTGGGGACCGCCGCGGTCCAGACGTTGTTTGAATTCCTCCACAGTTTTCCATCGGATGAATTGAAAATCACCGATTCGTTTGAGGGATAATTAGCATCCGGCAACGTGGGGTTGACCGCCACCATTTGTATCGGGCGCGTTCCGGTGGCGTACTTCGCCAGGGTGACCGCACCGTCCGCGATGTTTTCTATCGGGTTGTTGACGAAATCGGAAACCTCCGTGAAATACAGTTCCCATTCACGGATGTTCCCGGTGGATGGAGGAAACCTTCTCATCCGGTCATAACCTCAATTTCTTCCACAATGTCCACCAGGTCCATCAGGCACCGCTGATCGTTCTTGAATTCCCATTGCCTGGTGCGATACCGCCCCAGTTGCGTAAATCGCTTTACATCGGATCCGGTCATCGACACGCTATTCCAGTTCGACCAGGAAACGCCTCCGTTGTTCCTGTACCGGAATTGAAGGACGGGCGCGGGGACGTTACCGTTCACCGCGTCCTTCATCTTGAAGGTAAGCGCGATGCAGTTCTTCCAGTTCATGGTGCCGTGGTCGAGCCATCCCGTTCGCCTGGTGGCGGTGATGGCGGTTCCAACGTCGTCCAGATTCGCCGTTGACATGACGTAGACGATTCCGGTGGTGGCGTCGCCCACCAGGTCCGCACTCCACCCGAAGCAACGGGTGTGTGCTTGACCAAGAAACCTACCCCCCGCGCCTTTGCTGAATTCGCTCCACCCGTCCAGGCGATCGTCACTCACCTTCCATACAAACGTGCGGTTCGCCGTGGGGAACGACATCAGGTAGAAGGTTTCACCCGCAATGTCGATTCGGTCGGACAACCCATCGGACAGGTTTCCCAGTTCCTTCAATTCCTTCTCAATCGGCGTGGAAATGATCTGCACGATGCGGTCCTTCATTTCGCAAAAGTTGTTCTGATCGTCCAGGAAGTACCACCGGCCATTGATGAATTGCACCGAATCCTGGGAGGACACCCCTCGCTGAATGAACGCTCCCGGTATGGGCGCGAAGGGCGTCACGCCGTCGTTGTACCAAACTTCGATGCTTTGCTCACCGAACAGGACAAGTTCCTTGAATCCCACCCCCAGGTGGAGAATCCAATCGGCGTCCGATTCGGCGGTCGCCCAGGAAGTGGCAAGCCAATTCAAGGAAGCGCCTATTTCCGACCAGTTGAATTTATTGGTTCCGTCCTGGAGGGCAAGGATGCGTCCATCGAGAAACGCAACGTGAGTGACGGCCGTAGGCGCGTCCGCATCCCCGATCGGTTGCGCGGTGGAGGATGCGGCAACGTGGTAATTCATCGCGCCGCCGTTCGCCATGATGACATTCGTTCCATCGTCGGCGAACACCACCCGTCCTTTCCCGGCAGTCTGGGCGAACGTCCTCAAGGTACTTCCAGTCATTTCAGCCGCAGAATACCCGGACGGTTTTGTGATCTTGAACACCTTCCCATTGCTCACCGCCAGGGCATACCCCGCTTCGTTGAACCAGTACAGACCTTCGACTGGTTTAGTGGTTCCCAAATCCACCGCGGTCGCCAGGCCCGGTCGCTTCACGGTGGCGCCCGCTTTCGTCACGAAACAGTCCGTCAGGACGGTGGCGAAGTCCGCGGTTTCAATGGCGTCCGCGTTGGTGAACAACCCTTTCGACAGGGGTATCTTCGCCTTGATCGGGGGCATCAGTAGGCGCTCCTTACGAAATCATCCGTGGGACCTATCGACCGTTCCCCGCGGATCGCCAGTTCCAGGTAAGCCGCACCGCGGCCCATCAAATCCTGTCGCAAATCCGCTGGCAACCCATATTCAGGCGCCAGTTCGCTTGCCAGGTTCCAGATGAGCGGTTGAATCCACCTGGAGGGGAAGTCTGGGTACTCCCCCTGTGCGTCCATATCGTACAGACGCCGCACCTGGAGGAAGTGGAGAACGTCCGTACTATTGTCTGGAACCGGGTGGACATACAACTCAGGAGAAGCAACCACCGGATTGAACGCGGCGATTTGCGCCAGGCCCGTATCGGCCTTGTCCGGTTGATCGAAGTAGGTCAAAAGCGTCACAATAGCCACGGGGTAGTCATCGTCACCTCGTCGGACAAACGCTTTCTGTACGTCCAGGATGGGGTCCAGTCCGTAGGTAGAAACGCCGGAAGTGAGCGCCTGGGTGTTCCACTCCACCGTCCACAACCGGACGCCTATGTTCTGCCACCCCTTCACCAGAGCGTTGAGCGCTTCCGACCCGTCGTTTATCTGGTTCGCCGTGGGTGTGGCCCCCGATTCGATCACCCCCAGTTTCCGAAGCGCGGTGGTGATGACCTGATCCCTTGTAAGCCGCCAGTCGGTGGATGCCATCGCTCAGTTCCTTTCGTCCTTCACCTTGAGTTTGCGTATGTGGTACATCTTCTCGCCGTTGGTCGTAGGAGCGGCAAACCGAACGCTGTACTGCTTTCCGTTATCCCCCGCCTGGATTAAGGCACTCACGATGTTTCCGACCTTTGTGGTCGACGCCGGCACAAGCATCGTTGAGGTTGTATCCTCCAGGGTGGCGGTTTCAAAAACATCCACAACCGGAGTGCCGAGGGAATCCCCTCCGTCAAGTCCGTTCGTGAAATCCACGCCGAGATTCGCAATCCCGCCTGGGTTTTTTACTTCGGTGATGATGTCGACAGACATGATTAACTCCCTTCGTAGGTCGCGTTGCCTATCCTGGAGGCAACGATGGCGTCTGCAATTCTGCTTGGCACTTCGGCGTCGCCGATCCTTCCAGAAACAATCGCGGGTCCCGGCCTGGTTTGCACAACGTAGATATCCGAAGGCATAGACCAAGAATGTTTCGTGACGATGTGACTCCAGAATTCTTCCGCCTTGATCGTCCCGGTGAGGACCTTCTGGAAAGACTTCTGGGATACCCAGTAGTCCTGACCGTTGACGTTTCCAATGAACACCATCTGCCTTCCGATGATGTGCTTCCAGTCCTGAGTGCTGTAAACGGATCCGGGAATGACCCGCTCGATGTTCCGAAGGTGTGTGTGATATCCGTTGCCAAACACCGCTCCGCTCCACAGGTAATCAGACCACCGCTCAGTCGACCATGTTTCCTCGGCAAGCACCGATCCGGTGAATATCTTGCTGACGATGAACGGGTACAACCATGTCTGATCCGACTGCACAAGTCCCTCATGGATGAAATTAAGGATGTTGCCTTCAAAATACGCAACCCAAGAGAAATTACCGGCGATGATGTCGTCTATGATCTTTTCAATGGTGCGGTAGTGCTTCTGGTACTGAGTCGAGTAGACAGACCCGACCTTTAACGCCTCGGCTGTTTTAACCGATGACCATGAATCGGTGGAAAAGACCGCTCCCTGTACCGCCGTTCGCTCGTAATACTTCTCCGCTCCCCATGTATCGGTTGAATAGACTGCCCCGGTGATTATTTTTTCTATCAGCCGTTGAGCAATCCAATAATCCGTTGCGGAGATCGTCCCGGCGAATAGGAAATCTTTCAGCCCCGCCGATATCGTCGCCGCCCACGTTTCGGTGGCGTACTGCGTTCCATACAGCATCCGCTCGATCGTCTTTTGGTGTGTCTGGTAGCCCGTGGAACGTATCGCTCCCTCATTCACCTTCTCGACGTTCCGAACGTGCGTTTGGAAGCCGGTTTCGTACTGCATACCGTACAGCATCCTTTCGATGGTGCGACCATGAGTCTGGTACTGCGTGGAAAACAGCGTCCCCTGATAGATGTAATTCAAGATGCCGGATACGGTTGCCGCCCAGGTATCGGTTGCATAGACATTTCCTGGGACTACCTTTTCGATCGTTCTTCCCGCACTCACCCACCGTTCGCTGGTGACGCCGATGACCTTATTGATGTCCACGGTGCGCGTTGCCACCGCAAAGCCCGTGGAGTAATCCCAGGCGTCCGCTATTTTCTCTATCGTCCTTGAGGAAGCCGCGTACTGCGTGGAAGCCACCGCGCCCTGATAGGCGTAATTCACGCCGCTCGCGCCGATGGTGTACTGGGGCGTGAGGGTGTAGGTGTCGAGTGGCGTTCCATTGGCGGTGACTCGGAGGTCGTAGATATCGTTCGTCGCGCCGTTGACCGTGACGCACCATTCCAATTCGGTGTAATCGTTGGTGGAGATATCGACGGTCAGCGGGTTCGTATCGTCGGCAATTCTTCCCGCCACGAAATCGGTGGTGGCCTTCCCAGACGGTGCGGTCAGTTGATAGGTGGTGGTGTTCGCCCCGCCGCTTGCGATGTTTGCGGATTCCGCAAGCATCACGTTCCCACCGTATTTCGCCGCTACGGTTTCGGTGGCGTAAACCGTCCCTACTTTGACCCGCTCGACTGAAACATCTGCCTTGAAGGTGGCGGTTTCGTAGATCCCACCGATATGGTCATAGTAAACGCCCGGAGCAAGAGCCGCAAGGCATCCACCGTTGACAGCGTTGGTGGACATTGTTGCGGAGGACTCTCCGGTAGCCCCGGCGGATGCTTGGATGTTGTCGGCAATAGCGATGTTGGCGTAGGTAGAGTAAGCCGCTTCATACGCTTCGGAAAGTGCGCCGAAGGTGGCGGTTGTTTCACTTGAGAATGTATAAACGGTATTCGGTGCGGTAAACCCACCCACGATCATATTGTTGTTGACCGCAGGGGTTATAGAAGTTGTACCCGTGGTGCCAGAGGCGTTGGATCGTGCGGTGGGAGTTCCGGTAATCGGGACTCCGGTATTCACTCCATAGTAGGTGACGCAAAGCACTTCGGTACGGGTTGTTCCGGTGAAAGACCACGGCCCCGCACCGATGGAATTGTAGCCGTAGACCCCCCAGAACATCTCTACACGATAGTTGCTTACGGCGGCGGCAGAGGCGATTCGTGTCCATCCGGTAGGGGCGGTGGTTGTCCCAGAGGTGGCCCGATCAGACTTGACCACCACCATCACATCGCCAGCGACTACCCCCGAGGGCTTGGAAAGACTTGCGGAGGACGTTCCCCCGGCAGTCCCCGTTCCGTTTGTCCTTCGGGCAATCGCCACGCTACATCACCTTTTTCCAGTTGCTACTGGTTGAGCGCCTATACTCCAGTTGATAAGCGGTGGATGCGGGATCGCCCGTTGCGTTCACAAGAAATCGGACGCGAAATGGAGTGCCGGTTGCCGCCGTGACTTGCGCGTCTTGGTTCGCCTTCCACGATGCGGTAGTTTCGGAGCCGTCATCGTTGCGGAAGCGGAACCCTTCCTGATCTCTACTCCCTCCGACGAACGCCGCAATCTGCGCCCAACAAGTACCGGACGCACTATTGAAAGCGGCAGTAGTAGTTGCCGTGGAAGATAGAATCCGGTACTCCCAACCGGGGTTGTATCCTCCATTAGTTGTTGCTCCAAGTATTGTTGCCGCAGAACCGTCAATGTTCCCTGCGGTAGGAGCCGTACCACCGTCACCTCCGAACAGGAATCCGATAACAAGACACTCCGCAACTGTTGTCGTGATGGAGGGGGAAGTAAGAGAATTGACAGTTGACGATTCTTGCTTGTGTACTATCCCTACACCTGAAAATGCAACTGCTCCAGCGTAAAAATCTCCTGTGCTGGTATCGGAATTTGATACCGTTATTGTAGTAGAACCAGCATTTGCGCTTGCACAAATCCAAGACATCCACCGATAAGAACCAGTCTTGCTCTCTGTCCACCCTATTTCGGTGTAACTATTTCCGTTGTTATCCGAGATCGTAGCGTTCTGCGTCCTATTATAGTAAGACCATACGATGATGCAGTTTCCAGCGGTGACGCTGGAATCGAAAAGTAGATCGAGGGAACCTGCGGCAGTATTATTACCTCCGGTGATTCCAGCCGTTGGTGCCTTCTGGACGTAGGCAATCGTCATCAGTTATCCCCCGACAGGAAGAACACCCCGAGCGCAACTATCCCCACGATCACGCCACCCCACACAAGCAGGGCATCATGCAGTTCCACTCGCTACACTACGGCGAGTTTCGGAACCACGCTGATCTTGTCGCCGTTCGCCGTGATGACTTGCGGGGTGCCGAAATTCTCAGCCGCCACCAACGTTCCGGTGATCCCGGTGCCGGTGGTGATGGTGTACCCGTAGATCGTACCCACCGACGCGGAATAGGTGAACGTCATCGTCCCCGCGCCCGAAAGCGTTGTTGCGGTGAACGTCCCGGAAGCGTTGGAACCGCTCCACGATCCCGCCGCAAGGGTGGCGTGAACCGGGGAAACGGACGTTTCCGCTTTTACGAAGTGGGTCGCCACCGAGGTCGACGCTACGGCGTGCGTACCGGAACAAAGCGACATATACAGGACTTGCGCTCCAAGTCCCTGCGTCCCTGAGAAAGACCGACTCTGATCGGGAACGATTGCCATTTTTTCATTCCTCCCTTTTCTTCGCTACGATGGTCATTATCGCCATCGGGTGGTCTGGGTCGCGCAAGGCGCCCTCATCGGTGTTCACATCCAAGACCCTGTATCCGCAACGACCGAGCATGGTCAGCATGGAAAGGACGCTGAAATAATGCTGATGCTCGTCCGGTTTGTAGTGCTTCCATCCGTTCAAAAGATTCACTCCCGCGGTGTTCGGCGTACAGATGAACAGGTGACGACATTGCAGCCGGCGAATGAAGTCATCCGGGTATTTCAGGTGTTCGATCACATCCCACATGGTCACGGCGTCCCAGGGAAGTCGGCATAACGCTACGTCGCGGAACGCCGAGTGCGGGTTGATATCGTATCCGTCGACGTAATGCCCGTTTTCCTTCGACCGGATGAACGCTCCGTCACCGCACCCCCAGTCCAGAATCTTTGCGTGGTGCGTGTTCGAAATATACTTCTGCACAAGGGACCAACGCTCCCGGTTGATGCGCTTTCCGAGCGGCAGTTCTCCCAGTCGCCGGTAGTTGGCGAGGTAGGATTCGTCGTACTTCGCCGGGTTGAGTTCCTTCCTGATGCAGTAGTGGTCGCAATTCTGGCAACGACCCAAATGATCTGCCATCAAGGGACTCAACTCCCCGCCGCATCCCACGCATCTTGTAAGCAAAATGCACCCCCTCCATGACTTTCTCGATATCGAATTGGAAGTTGCAGACCTGTTGTGACCCCAACGTCCCATGTCCCAGGTTGCAAATGTTCTGGTTGTAGATCGCCCGGTAGCAGGGCGAACAGGGAGCGGTGGATTGCGTGGAGAAATCGTTTCTGTGGTACTTCGTCGCCTGTTGGTATCCGCTTGCGGTGGCAAGCATCGTCTTGGGAGTGCCGAAGATACCCGCACCCACCAGGAGCGAGGTTTCGGGACCCACGACATAATCCGCAATCTTGCAGACGGACAAGGATTGGAGGTACGGGTAGGAGTGAGCGGCCCAGATTGCATTGCCCTTCTTCTTGAGCGCGAACTGGAAGGGTTGTTCCTCCAGCCACCCCAGTTGCACCACCAGGGTTTCGGGGATTTCCTTCTCGATGCGAAAGGCCACCTTCCGTAAAAAATCATGCGGGCATTTCTGCCCGGTGGATCCCGCAAGGGGCATGGCGACGATGAACCGATCCCGATACTTGTGCTTGAAATACCGCATCCACTCCGCGGTGTCGTCGTCGAACCAGATCGTGCCGCAATCGAATTTCGCGGGGTCCTTCGGAATGGGCATACCAGCGCGGATCAAATGCTGATCGTAGAAATTCTTTCCACCGAATTCCGCCTGGCGCCGTTCGCGCTCCCAATGCCAACCGACTTCATGTTCCTCAACGATCGCTTCCGACTCCAGGCAATGCCAGAAGTTCACCGCATGGTCCCAATGGATTTCGTTCTGGAGAAGGTGCCAGCGCATATCCGCCATTTTTCCCCATTCGTCGGCCTTCCACTTTGACAGGTCGACGCTACTGATCCGGTCGAACGCGGGGTGATGCTGATACAGTTCATGTCCGCGAGTGGTGGTTTCCAGGTGGAGGTATCCCCACTTCTTTTTCAGCCACTCCAGGGCCGGGAGCGCGTACATCAGGTCCCCAAACGCTCCCCACCGGATTGCAAGGCAACGTCCCTTCACGATTCCCCCTTTACACCGTCAGCGACAGATCGGCGGTTGATGTCGCATTGGTGCTGTTGTAGTTTACGTCAGCGACGCCGGTGTCCGAGTCCAGTTTCGTGAGAACGGCGTTGTACCCGGTTTTGATGTTGTTGAAAAACGCGACGACGGTGGACAGGAACGTGAATTGCAGATTCCAGTCCATCCCCAGGGAGGACATCCCCGTGGTGGCCGGCGCCGCGATGGTGGGGTTGCCGGACGCATAGGTGGTGGTGTTCACCGTGGCGTCCGCATCCAGTTTCGCCTGGAGTCCGTCCATTGCGGTTTTGCAAGCCGCGGCGAAGGTTGCAAGGTCGGATAGCAGGGAGAACAGTTCGCCCTGATGGATGCCGTCCTTCCGCACGTTCCCAATGGAGGGAACCGTTGCGGAGATCGCCCAGGTGGACGAAAAGTTAGTGGCAACGATCGTTCCGTCGTTGTCCAGTTTCGTGAGCGATGCGTTGAAATCCGCCTTGAATTCCGTTGCCATCGTCAGGGCGTTTGTCAGGAGGGTGACGATATCTCCCTGCCATTGCCCGTCCGTCCGTATCTGCGCCATACTCACCCCCCGAAAAAAGACGCGGAAGGGGCGTACACCCCTCCCGCGTGGTTGTTGGTTTTCTCGTCATTCAGCCGCGAAAGGACCTATTCGTCCATCGCGTAAAGAACGGCAAGGGTTATTGTTCCCTGTGCGGCAGTCGCGGCCTGGTTGGTGACTTCGACGTCGATGGTGTCGTCGGCGGTGTATTTGTAACCCACCCCCGCGACAACATCTTCTCGAACTACACCACCCGCCTGTCCCACCGTAGACGCGCTGATGAACCGCGCCGGGGTGGTTCCATCGCCCACCGACAAGGTGATCGTCGGGGAGCCGTTGCTGTCAAGGTCGTCGGTTGCAAGAGTGACCTTTACGATGGTCGCTCCCACAGGGATCTTCACCATCTGGTAGATGGTGCCTGTCGTGAGCGCCGTTGTTTCGACGGTGGCCCAAGCGGACATGATCCCGATATTCGCCTTCGTGGGATCACTCACGCTGTCGGTTTTGGTGGTTGTGTAGGTGGTCATGTCCGCACCTCCTACTCATCCAACGTGTAAAGAACCATGAACCGGATCGTACCCGAGGTGACTCCGGTGCCAGGAGCGGTTGTGACCTTGTAGTCGATGGTATCTTCGGCGGTGTACTTGTAGCCGAGTCCACCGACCACGCTCAGACGGGCGACTCCCGCCGCTTGGCCCACGGTGGATGAACTGATGAAGCGGCCCGTGGTGTCCCCATCGCCAAGATCCCAGACGAGGGAGGTCGCGCTGTCGACATCCGGTGTTGCCACGGTCGCGTCGAGGATGGTTGCTCCCGCCGGGATCGTGCAGACCTGGATGACATCGTTGATGATGAGGTTCGTCGTAAGGGCGTAGGTGGCGGTGATGCAAGTAACGCCAATCCCCGATTTTGCCGGGATGGTCGTTGCCACCTTTGTACTTTTGAAGGTGGAGGCCATATCGTCACCCCCTCCTTAGTTGATCTGGGTGCGAGCGACGTAGACGCCGATCGAACCGTAATCAACGGAGTTGAATTTCGGCTTGCCGGTCGCGCCGATGAAGCCCCAGGCGTAACCGTTTTCGTTGTCGTAGTCGAACGTCTTGGCGACGACGGACGGACGCTTGCCCCACGCCCAGACAAGCGACTGAGCGCCCATGAGGGCGCATTGCGAACCGGGGACGTTCCCCCCCGCACCCCAGGTCGTGACGATGGGTACGTTTTCGTGTTCGTGAATGACCACGCCGTCCCAGATCGCTTCCGACCCGGTGAAGATCGGGTTGTCCTTGCCCCGATCCAGCGCTTCCCGCCTGGCCTGGGCGAAGGTGGCGTCCTGTTTCAGATCGTACATGACATCGTTGTGAACCAGGAGGATCAGGTAGTTCTTGCCGTTGATCCTGATGGGACGTAGCGGAGTCTGGGACCTTCCGCCGCCGCCGAGCGCCCAGGTCTTGGCCTTGCTGATGAGGGCGGGAGTCAGTTTCCCCGCAACCGTGACCGTGGCGGTCGAAGTCCCGTCCCCGTAGAAAATCTTGGTGGGGGACGTTATGAGAGTGGTCATGCAGAGCGAGTCGATCTTCTCCGCGCCCCAGGTCTTGAGCGCGGATTCGGATTCGTCGTCGATCGAAAACATGACGCGCTTCCGGTCGAGCGCTCCGTTGTCACGAACGGCGTGACGGTACTGCTCCAACGACACGGAGTAGTCGTAGGTGACGAGTTTTTCTTCCTTGCCTTCCAGGATGGTCCCGGAGGTCACGCCCGCACCAACCAAGCGCATCCGGATTCCGAAGGTTACCTTGTCGCCCTTGTCCTTCTCCAGTTTGGTGTTGACCTGGACGAGCGAGTCGGCGGTTGATCCCATGAAGCGCGAGAAGTAGGACTCCTTCGCTGTGTCGCGGAAAAGTTTTTCCTCCCACGCCTTCTTGACGAGTGCGTTATCGGTCGCAAAGGACGTTTTTGCCATTGAAGTTATCCCCCTGGGTCATATCTCAGACCCTTCCTTTGGCGAGGAACACTTCAAGTTCTGCGTCGGACAATGAAGCAATGTCCCGTTCGGTGACTCTGGGGGCATCGTCCCGCGTGGTGGAAACGCCTCCCGGAGTATTCGCACGAATGACGGGTTGCCCCTGTCGTGCGGTATCCGGTGACTTCGGCGCTTTCGCCATGATTTCCGCTTTCAGGGTTTCCCCGTAGCGATACATTCTCGCCTCCATCGCCATCCCCTTGAGAACGTCGACCGGGACCTTGAGCGGATCGTTGCGGAACGCCTGGACGATTTCCGGCTTCTCGCCTTTCGCAAGCGCGATTTGCGCCATCGTGTCGACCAGACTTGGAAGATCGGGAACGGCGATGATCTTACTATCCCGCTCCGCTTCCTCCACATACCGATTCAACGCTCCCAGACGTTGTTCCGCAAGCGTTGGATCGGTTTGGAATTGCTCCCTGATTTCCTCCCGAACTTTGGCAACGTCGATCTGGGGGCGGGACGCAAGTTTCCTCATCATCCCCAGTTCGTTGCCAAGACGCTGAACCATCAGTTCCTTGTCCCGTATTTGCGCTTCCAGGCGGGTTGCTTTTTCCTCCGCGGTTTCCGGTGGGGCCTGGGGTGGCGTTTCTACGGGCGCCGGTTGTGGTTCGCCATCTTGCACAGGTGCCGGTGTTTCTGGTGCCTGTACCGTGGTCGGGGGGATGGTGTCCTCAACGGGAGTGGCAATCTGCTTCTCCAGTTGAGCATCGTCCACCGTGGTCAGGTCCGCATCTTGCAGAACTTCTGCGACCATTCACCCTCCCTGTTTTTCGCCGGCATGGGGTTTCATGGTGTCCCGGCGTTGAAAAAAATTCGCTACTTACAACCTCCGCGCTTTCCACCCTTTTTTTTGTTCATTTCATTTCCTCCCGAAGTGCGCTGATAACTTCGTCCAGATTCTTCGCCACCAGGCCAACTCCCTTGTTGGCGCGGACGGTGCGGATGAAGTTGAGTTGTTCTTCGGACGCCTTGTTTTTCCCGCTCGCTTCTTTCGTTTCGATGGCAAGGAATCTCCCATTCGGTAGAAACCCGAGAATATCGCTGGCGCCCGGCTTGCCCCCGTACTTTATGAATCCACCGTGTTTCAACTGACCCATGCCCCGCGGGTTGTTCCACGCCTCAACGCCGACCTTCGCCAGATACTCCAGGATCAGTTGCTTGACTTCTTTTTCGGTGGAGGGTGGTTTCTTCATTACTGGAATCCTTGCGGTGCCGGCGGTTGATTCGTCGCCGCGATTTTCGACTTCGTGATCTCCGCGTCGATTTTCCTATTCTCCAGATCCATCTGCGCTTTTGCCTGTGCCTCCATTGCCTGGAGTACCGTATCCTTGTCCTCC